CTCCTTCCTCTATTGCGGGTTCCTCTATCAGGCCCGCCCGGCATTACACCGGTGAAGTTGCTTATAAAACGGCAACATTGATGTCTCTGCAAAGGTGATGCCCATGCCCGTACTCCAAGACGAGAACAGCACGTCGATGGGGTCGATATTCGTGAAGAACGATATCAATCCCTCCGGCGTGACCATTCAACAGCCCCAAGCTTCTACGCGGTTGTACCGCGTTGGGACTGGTCGAAGGAAACGACCCCTCGTGCGGGATAACACCCCCTACACGTACGAGTCGATACAGGCTAGGGCACCATCTGGTAACGGGGAGTACCGTACTCCGTTCGGGCAATGGCTCGAGTGGAGCGGACACGTTCCTAATTACCTGACCAGCGATCTTCCAACTGGTTTGCAGAGTCCGCTTTCGTACGACCAGAATGTCGTTGATCTCGCTTTGATGGGTGCTCTTGAGCAACTCAACAGGCGTGACATCGACTTAGGTACGGCTTGGGCGGAGAGGGGTAAGACCGCACAGATGCTTGGCGATATCGCCAGTAAAACTATCCGGACTATCAATGCCGCGCGTAAACACCGCGGAAGAGAAATCTTGGATATCTGGGGTCTGAACCATCGTGGTGCGCGTGGGAAAGGATTTGTTGACTCCTATCTCACGTATCACTACGGAGTAAAACCGTTCCTCCAGGATCTTTCTGGGGCGGTTCAAGCGCTTGTTCGCTTGCCAGCGAACAATTGGAAGGCGCTTGTGAAAGGCAAACATTGGTATGAGACCGAAAAGTCCACGCAAGTGGGTCTTGGAAGCCTTGCACCATATGAGAGCCGATCACACCTCCGGCAGGGTGCCAAAGTCATTATCTCCGCCATACAGCGCCCTCTCTCGAGAGAGGAGGAGCTGCGGTGGAGTCTTGGCCTTGACAGTCCCTTGGGTACTGCATGGGAACTGACTCCGTGGTCGTTTGTCATCGACTGGGCACTGCCCATAGGTGACTACATCTCGGCGTTGAACTCCCTCAAGTACTACAATGGATGGGAGATTGTGTACACGCAATTCCGCAAGGAGCTGTGCACTTACTCTGGATCAGAGGGCACTGTGAACGGTATCGCCTGTAGTTCCACGCTTTCTGGTGGTGGCTACGAAAAGGTGAATATCGAACGCAGTATCTCCAATGGTCCCCCAATGTTCGCGATCCCTTTCAAGGACCCGCGTTCGCTGGATCACATGGCAAAGTCGCTGGCCTTACTGGCCAGTACCATTGCGCGTGGCGGAATTCCCCGTAACGTGCGTTACTAACATTACAGGTGTACAACCTATGGCCCTGCCTCTGGCATCTTTCACCGTCAATGACGGCGCCAGCACTCCGGCGGCACAGACGTTCACCGCGAGCAATCGCGATGGCGGCGTGTCGACGTTCCGCAATATGGCGTCCGGACTCGTCCGTGGTCAGCAGCTGCTGAACCACGAGATTCGTCTGGGCAAAACCACTACTGCGGCCAACCGCGCTCTGATCGCTCTTCAGACCCCTGTTGAAGGGACTGTCGAGGGCCAGACTACGGTACTGCGGTCTTCCTCGTTCAAGGTCGAAGCGAACTTCGCCCCTGATGCAAGTGAAGCCGAGCGGGCGACGGTTTACGGCCTGCTTCTTAACGTTCTGGCGCAAGCCGACGTGAAGAACAGTGTCATCAAGTTGCAAAACCTGGGCTAAATCAGCCGGGGGCTGCTCTTGAATGGCAAGCGCAAGTCCGTATCACCAGTCCCTGAACAAGGTCTGGTGTCCGTCGTTTCGGACGTCCCTTTCGGGCGTCTAACCATTGGAATCTTTCTATGGCTACTCAGCGTACTCGCGTTAGCGGGCGTTCTAGCAATTGGTCTCTTCGGTTCCGGCTCGATCGTTTTGAGTCGGGTCTCCGAAAGGCCCTCGGGGTCGAAAGTAACCGACCCTGTGGGACCCCCGGAGGCGGTGATTTGCCAATACCCAGTGAACTCCGATCAGCCGCAAAATTGTACCTGGTAGATAACATCCTATCAAAGTACGATGACGGCCGGTCGGGTCCTGATAAGGCTCGCCGCGCATACGAGAAATTTTTCGTAGCCGAAGAGGTCTGCTTCTGGAGGAACCTGTTCTTCTCTCAGGATTACCACTGGATAGGTAAAACCTACCCAGCCCTGAAGAAGGCCAGGGAGATCGTCCATGATCTCTTGACTCCAGAACTTGACCTTGACCGGGTTGCCCGCGGTTTCAATTGGGGTCCTGGTGCTAGCACCAGGCTCTCCCGGTTGGCGGGTGATGCTTGCTATAAATACTCCGGACCTCCGGAGGTTACACCGAATGCCTACGCCGCTGGGATCGCCGCTATTGAGGCGAATCCGCTCTGGAAACAGAGTCCCGAACTTAATCGGGGGCCCACTTCAGTGTGGGGCAGTAGGCTGACCACAGTTCCGAAGAACTATAAGATCGACCGGTGCATTGCCATCGAGCCAGACTTAAACATGTACCTCCAAAAGGGGTACGGATCTTACCTCCGTCAAAAGTTGAAGACGGTGGGAATCGACTTGGACACGCAAGTGTTTAACCAAGTCGGGACCAAGGATCCTTCCTTGGCCACGATCGATTTCAGTATGGCTAGTGACAGTGTTTCGCAAGGTCTTGTCAACTACCTCCTCCCCGGGCAGCACGTGGATTTTATCACGGCTACTCGGAGTGAGCTGTGCGTATTGCCCGACAAGTCGCTGTATCGCCTTTCAAAGGTGAGCAGCATGGGCAATGGGTACACGTTCGAGCTCGAGACCCTGATATTTTGGGCTCTTGCTGTGGCTGTAGTTGGCTCGGAGCAGAAGCATCGTGTTTTGGTGTATGGCGACGATGTGCTGTTGCCGTGCGACAAGGCGGAGTCCTACCTGGAGGTAGCTTCCGTGGCGGGGTTCACACCCAACCGCAGTAAGTCCTTCTGGTCCGGCCCGTTCCGCGAGAGTTGTGGTATTCATACTCATAGCGGGCACGATATCTCCCCTTTCTTCATCCGCAGACCCGTCAAGAAACTTGAGGATCTTTTCCTCTTACATAACAACCTCGTTCGCTGGATAAAGCGGGTCGACGACCTCCTGACTCGTCAGGAGTACGAAGACCTGCAGCGTCTTGCTGCGGAGTTGCGAAACTTGGCGCCTGCAAAGTGGAGGAAGCCTAGGCTCCCGGATGGCTACGGCGATGGTGCTTTTATTGGCTCCTTTGCTGCTTGTGATCCGCAGCCGAATAAGGATGGATGGGAATACTTCACTATCTTCGTCTTGGAAGAAACACCCCAAGTCGTAGAGACGGAAGTACCTGGGCTTCTCGTAAAATCACTCACTAACCTCCATAAGAGGCGAAGAGTGATTCCGAGGGTCTGGGAACCCACGTTCCAGG